TTGGCAAAGATCGAGCCATGACCTTTACTGCCTTTGAAATTCACAAGGATCTTGTAAATGAGGGATTTGACCCTAAATCGGATGACTATTATTCTGAAGTTAATAAAAGAATAAAAGTTGACTTTCCGCATAAATTTGCTAAAGGTGGTGATGTAGAGCAAACGTCCAAGACCAATCAGTTGGTTGCTTCAGCTCAGAGAAGCGTAAGACCTGGACGCACAACTGTGAGACTCACATCTTCACAGGTAGCAATAGCTAAAAAATTAGGTGTGCCACTCGAAGAGTATGCAAAACAAATAAAACTCACGGAAGGAGCATAAGCATATGAAAAAAGAAACAAAAGAAACTTCTCGTGCGAGCCAAACACGGTCAAATACTGAAAGACCAAAAGTGTGGGCTCCTCCATCTTCTCTAGATGCACCCCCTGCACCTGATGGATTCAGGCACAGATGGATACGGGCAGAGAGTTTAGGATTTCAAGATTCTAAAAATATCTCTGGAAGATTAAGATCCGGTTATGAATTGGTGAGAGCCGATGAATATAAAGATCAAGATTATCCTGTAGTCACTGAAGGAAAATACAAGGGGATTATCGGGGTTGGTGGCCTTGTACTCGCAAGGGTACCCGAAGAAATTGCGAAGTCTCGGACTGAATATTTTGCTAAACAAGCAGAAGGTCAGAACGAAGCGGTTGAAAACGATTTAATGAGGGAAGAGCATAAGAGTATGCCTATCAATGTTGACAGGCAGTCTCGCGTAACCTTCGGTGGTACAAAGAAAAGTTAATTTTTTAACTATTCCTACTCATCGATTTAAATTAACCCGTTTACATTTATGTAAACACTAAGGAGTAAAAACATGGCTAATAGAAACAGCGCCGGTTTTGGGTTCAGACCAAGTGGAACGTTAGGTAATACACCTGCGACTCAAGGTCTATCTCAGTACTGGATTGATTCTGCAGCAACAGTTGATCTTTTTAACGGCATGGCGATGAAATCGACAGGCGGTTATATGATTACTGGTGAAAGTGCAACTACCGTTACGACGATGGGTGTACTGTTCGGAATCTACTATACAGCAGCTTCTACTAATAAACCCACTTGGGCGCATTGGTATGACGCAACAATTACTCCAGCAAACAGTGAAGACACACAAGCGTTTGTTAATGATTATCCTTTCCAGAAGTATACTATAGCTTCAGATGCAGCAGTAGACAGTACAGTTCCTGCAGCTCACGTGCTGTTTATGGAAACTTTTTCCGTGTCTGCCAATACAGGCGGAAGTACTTCAACAGGTAAATCGTCAACAACTCTTGACATCGGCGCAACGAATGCAACAACACACTCTTGGAGATTATTAAGAAGTGCTGAGGAAGTTGAAAACAACGACCTTACAGCAGCTTATTGTTCTCTAGAAGTTGTTCAGAACTTGTCCGAATTTGTCGGAACTGGAACATAATAGGAGCATAATAACATGGCTATATCACGAGCACAGCTAGTGAAAGAACTAGAACCAGGTTTGAATGCACTATTCGGCCTGGAGTACAAACAGTATGAAAATCAGCACGCTGAAATTTATACAACAGAATCATCTGACAGAGCTTTCGAAGAGGAAGTAATGTTAAGTGGTTTTGCAAACGCAAACGTTAAAGTGGAAGGATCTGGTATTTCTTACGATGAAGCACAAGAAACTTACACTGCACGTTACACACACGACACAATTGCTTTAGCTTTTTCAATCACTGAAGAAGCGATTGAAGATAATTTGTATGACAGACTTGCGTCTAGATATACAAAAGCTTTAGCAAGATCTATGTCTAATGCGAAACAAGTAAAAGCAGTAACACCTTTGATTCAAGGTCTTCCTTCAACGGATAATTTTGATTCTGGTGATGCTGTATCTTTGTTCACAACTAATCACCCAACGGTTAGTGGAACAGTAGTTAAAAATACTTTAACAACGCAAGCAGACTTAAACGAAACATCTTTAGAGCAAGCATTGATTGACATTGCTGGCATGACGGATGAACGTGGAATAAGAGTCGCAGCAAGAGGAATGAAAATGGTCATTCCTTCAGCTAATCAGTTCAATGCTGAGAGATTGATGAAATCTCCAGGCAGAACTGGAACAGCAGATAATGATATCAACGCTGTAGCATCAATGGGAATGGTTCCTCAAGGTTATAGAGTGAACAATTTCTTAACTGATACAGATAGTTGGTACGTCATTACTGATGTCCCTAACGGTATGAAAATGTTCCAAAGAGCAGCTTTAAAAACTGCTATGGAAGGTGATTTTGATACTGGCAACGTTAGATACAAAGCTAGAGAAAGATACTCGTTTGGAGTATCCGACTATAGAGGTATCTTCGGTGTAGAGGGTGCGTAATCCAAAATAAATTTGTGGCGGAACATAGTTCCGCCACATTTTGCAAATAAGGTAAGAAATGCTTAAAAAATTCCTAGTACAGATATGGGCTTATGATTATTACGCTAAATTTAAAGTTTTAGCGGAGGATAATCGTGAATCTATTGAACACTCTATCCTTGACAAATTAGGAGAAAAGAGTATAAAGTGGGAATCAACGGGAATGTTTCGAGATACCCGTAGAATAACCTATGAGGAGGTTATAAATGACCGAAGACCTATACAAACAGAAAAGGTCCTTGGAGTTGAGGTGGCAGTTGGAGTATGAGCAAAATGGCAAATATACTCTTAACATGGTTGAAATTGATAATACAATTAAAGGTATTATTACTGAGATCAAACTGGAAGAACGTAGAATTGCCGATGTTGAAAACGCAGTTCAAAATTCTGCCCCCCAAGTTTCTGTGGCAACTTAGATAAACGCCACATCGCTGAAATCGTACTTTTATGCAGGGATCTCTTGCACTCTATATAAAAATAACATATAAATTCACCACTATACAAATTTTAAAAAAAATTAAATGTAGACGCGTATAGTCGACATCCCCTAGGGACTACATTTAAATATTCTAGGAGGAATATTATGGCAAACACAACCTTTTCGGGAACAGTAAGAGCGGAATCCGGTCTTAAGGTTTCAGCAAAAGCAGCTGCTACTGGAGCATATACTGACAAATTTACAGTTAGTTGTGCAGGTGCAGTCTGTACTTCAAGCACTTTAGCTGTTACAGGTGTATCAACCTTAACAGGTGCACTAAAAGCTAACGCTTCTCAAAACTGGATGGGAGTTAAAAAATTCCAATCTTTTGCAGGAACTTTAGCTTCAACAAACGCAGCAACTACAGCTTACGGGGACGGTGACGTTCTTGTAGAATTAGGAACTTTAGATACGACAGTACCTTCGGGTCATGTCGCAGCAACTAAGTTCTTTATAGATAAAGCACTAATTGGTATTACAACGGCAGCAGGTCAAACACTTGTTGGTGGATTATCATTAAGTGCTACATCAGGAACAGCGACTAACACAGCTGTTTCATCAGGAACAGAAATTGTTGGTGCAGGAGTTACTTCATTCAACGAACAACTTAGTGCAACACAGTCTATAACTGAAATTGATGTTAACCTTAACAATACAGCTGGGAACTATCACATTTTCGTACCAAATGTGACAGCCGCTATTGCAAGTAAATATTTATATGCATTTAGCACAACAGCAGTTAACGCAGACATCACAGCTGGTAGATTTACAGTCTTATTAGAATACACAGTATTTTAATATTAAATAAACTTAAATTAGAGCGGGAGCTTCGGCTCCCTCTCTCTAACAGGAGGAAAAATGGCAGACGCAGTAACAAGTCAAACATTATCAGATGGTGATAGAACCGCGGTAATGAAATTTACAAACATCTCTGATGGTTCAGGTGAAGCATCGGTAGTAAAAGTGGACGTTTCAGCTTTAACAGCAAATTCTACTACAGCCGCAGCATGTTCAAGAGTTCATATTACACAAGTATGGTATGCAATTTCAGGCATGAGGATTGATCTAGAATGGGCGGCTACAACTAATGTTAAAGCATTAATTTTAGGTGCTGGAGTAGCTTTAGAACCTACTAATGGACATTTTGATTTTAGATCTTTTGGTGGTTTAAAAAATACAGAAGCTTCCGGTGTTGATGGAGATGTGGCTTTAACAACTTTACATCATACATCAAATGATGCGTATACGATTGTATTAGAATTAAATAAATCGTACTAGGAGGTAGCATATGGCTAATACTACTTCCGGAACAGTAACGTTCGACAAAACATTTGCTGTAGACGAAATAATTGAAGAAGCCTACGAGCGAATTGGCTTACAATCTGTTTCGGGATATCAATTAAAAACAGCAAGACGTTCTTTAAATATATTATTTCAAGAATGGGGCAATAGAGGTTTGCACTACTGGGAAGTAGGCGACACTAATATTGACTTGATTGAAGGACAAGCTGAATATACTTTCTATAGAGCATCAGGAGATGGAACTTCTTCTGTCACTGTTGGTGGCACAAGTGGATCTTCCACTTATGGTGTAGCAGATATTTTAGAAGCAACTTATAGAACTGGAAGAACTGAAACAACTCAAGCAGATTCCGCATTAACAAAAACAGATAGAGCAACTTATTCTGGATTAGCTAATAAATTATCTAAAGGAACTCCTTCTAGATATTTTGTTCAAAGGCTCGTGGACAAAACAACAATACACTTATATCCAACACCCGATTCAACAGCAGAATCAAAAGACGTTCACATTTTCTTTGTAAAAAGAATTCAAG